CTTTTACATCCAGCATTAAAAACATCTTTGTCCCATTGAGATGTGTGTCCTCTTTTTAATGTTCTAACTAACTTTATTAAAAACTCATGGACTGTAAATAAACCATTACTTTCTAGAGGCTCAATAAAACCTGCAGATAATCCAATTGCACATACATTTTTAACCCAAAGTCTTTTGTGTAATCCCACTCTCATCTTTATATTTCTAAATTCTAATTCTGAAGTTCCTATGTGTCCTTGAAATTGTTTTAATGCATCTGCATCAGATATAAATTTATCAGAGTACACATATCCAGTTCCCATTCTAGACCATAAAGGTATATTCCAAATCCAACCATTCTCTACAGCTTTACAGTCTGTATACGGATTTATTTGTTTTTCTTTATCTGTATATGGTTGTTTTGTAGCCCACGCAGAATTATTTGGTAGTATATCTTCATAACTATCAAATGGTTCTTTAAGTTGTTTCGCTAACAACAAAGATTTAAAACCTGTGCAATCTATAAAAAGATCTGCCTCATATTTATTATTTAAATTTTCAATACCTTGATTATTTAATTTTATATCGTCAATATCCTCTAAAATATATTTAACACCTCTTGGAATACAGTAATTATTTTTTAACCATAGACCAAACTTTGTTGCATCAAAATGATAAGCTACATCTCTTTGAAAATTAAAACCTTCTAATGAGTTATCTTTATTTTTAAATAATCTTTTATTGTTAACTAAACTCATGCCAGGAAACAAAGAGTCTGCATAATCTGTGATAGGTAATTTTTTATAAAAGCTAGCTAAATACCAATCATTCAATAAATGATTATTACCTTCTAAATTAGGAATACCAAAGGGGTAGTGAAAATGACCGTAATCTTTTTTATAAAAATCTTCAAAACGAATACTTAATTTATAACTTGCATCGCAGTCTTTCATAAAACTTTCATCGATGTCTAATAAATGCATCCAGCCTTTTATATGTCCTAGAGTGCTTTCACCTACACCTACAATAGGAGTTTTAGGTGATTCTATTAATGTAATGTTTTTATCTGGAAACTGATGTATCAAGGTCGCTGCTGTCATCCATCCAGCAGAACCACCTCCAACTATTATTATATTTTTTATTTCCATATCGCGTTAAAAGATATTACGATCTTTTCTTCTTGTGTTTGTTTTTCTGTGCTGTGTAAAGTATTACTCTTAAATAAAATTAAACGTCCTGGTTTGCATTCAAACTTACAATAATCATAGTGTAGTTTATTTTCTTTTTCAGTGCTTGGAAAAAGATCACCAAATAATTCTTTATTGTGAAAAGTAATATGATTGCCATCGCCTTTTACATAAAAAGCTCCACTAATTAAACTACCTTTGTGTATGTGAGGAAATAAAGAATCTCCTGGTTTTGAAATATTATGCCACATATTTAAAATCTCTATTGTTTTAAAGTTAAAGAATCCTAACTGTTTTACAAAAATTTCAATATTAGACTGTATAAATTTTTTAAGATCATTAAAAAAATTATCGTTAATTAAATTATGTTCAGTCCAAGAAGAATCCACATTCATATAATTATTTCTTTCAGTTTTTAAATTATTTTGTTTTAAATGTTTTTCATACTCATTAAGTTTATTTTTATCATAACCATCTTTAATTAAAATTGGTGTTGGAAATACAGTTACTATCTCCATGAATTTCCTTGCGCCCAACAAACCAATGAATATCTCGTACCATCTATTACAGGCTTAACTCTGTGATAAAGAAAACCAGGAAATACAACTATAGATCCTCTAGGTTTTATTTCTTCACATATAAGAGGTGGGGATCCATCTCTAAAATCAAATTCTAACTCTCCTCCAGTATAATCTTTAGGATCACTAATATTAATTACAGCAGATATTTTTCTAATCTTACCTTTGTCGTTGGCTTTTTTAGCCATGTCACAATGCCAATCATAATACTGACCTGGTTTATAAATAGTAAATTGAACTGCTTCAGTTTGATCCCATTGATAATTCCAATTAGCTCCTGCATTTGCATCATGCAAATAAGAATGTATTTGTCTGTAAATCCATTTATCTTCTAACCACACTAAATTAGATTGACGTGTATAATTTGATATGCTTTTATTTTCATCAGATGTTATGGCTTCTTCTTCTTTTTTAGAAAGAGCATAGTCAATGACCATGTCACAAAATCTGTTTCCTAATGATCCTGGATAGTAATAATAGTAGTTTTCTAATAACATCTAGACACCTAATTCTAGCCAACCTGTTAGAATATATTTGTCTCTATCTAATGGTGGATTCCCTCTATGACAATGTGTAAATGCTGCAGGCCAAATAACCATAGTGCCTTCTACTGCAGGAACTCTTTTTTTAACATACAAAAATTCAGTTTCTCCACCCTCTTGAATAGTGTTTAAATAAACAGTAAACGCAACTATTCTATCTCTAGCTGTTTTATCTCCATGTTCACAATGCCAAATATGATAACCTTCTCCCGGTGATGTTTTTTGAATTTTAAAATCATAGATAGCGTGTCTGCCAAAATCATTTAATATGGAATACTTTCCTGTATATTTTTTATAGTTTTCCATTAACTTTTGATGTATGGGATTAATAATATATCTAGCGTCTACTTCTTTTATATGTGGTGCTTCATGTTGAATTTTTAAAACTCCAACTGCTTTATCTTTCTTTAAATGGGATGGTTCTGTTCTATCCCATGCAATACCTAATTCATCTAATTTATTAAAATAGTCAATATACTTTTTACACTCATCAGATGTAAAAGTTTCTGGAAAGGTACCAATAAAATTCTCTATAATCATTCTAAAGGAATTATATCAAAGATTTAATTAATTCCAATTGTTATTCTTTTTCTGAGCGAAGACCTCTTCTATAGACCAAACACCTGAAGTATTTGCTACACCTGATACTGCTTTTTCTTTAACAACAACTATACCACTTCCACCGTTTCCACCTTTTGGCCATCTTACCATAGTTGAATGGCCACCTGTAGTTCCGCCGCCACCGCCGCCTGTGTTTGCAGAAGCATCTGACGTATCAGCTCCACTATTTCCTGAAGATCCTGGACTTCCTCCGCCAGATCCACCTGAGCCTGCTGTTCCAATTCCCGTGCCGCCGCCACCGCCGCCTGCATATGTCGTTGGTGAAGGTGAGCCTGTTGGAGATCCTGTAGTCGTAGACTTTCCAGCTCCTCCTGATCCTCCTGTAGAACCCGATGCATTTCCGCCAACTGCGCCAGCTCCACCGCCACCGCCTTTAGCTCCTGGGCTATTTCCTGGTGATCCGATACCACCATCAAAACCTTCTACTGGATTATATCCTCCAGCATTACCTGGTCTAGCTGCACCTGGTGTATTAGCAGATACTGCATCACTATTATATCCGCCGCCACCGCAACCTCCAATTACAGAAGAATTTCCTCCGCCTGTAGAAGATATTGGAGACGCTGTTGTTGCAAAAGTTGAATCACCTGCAGTATTTTGAGGTGGAAAAGGTGCAGGTTGTCCACCTGAACCATTAGCACCAGCTCCTACTGTTACAGTAACACTTGAGTCAGCACATGGATGATCAGCTATTTCTCTAACACCACCTCCTCCACCTCCTGGTGAAAAGTGTGTTGCGCCTCCGCCACCTCCAGCTACTAATAAAACATCAACTTGACTAGTATAAGTTTGTTTTGAAAAAATTCCTGAAGAATTAAAAGTAGTAATTTGCTCTGATTGATTAAAAGGTGTTGGTGTTAGTACTGGTCCTATTATTCCGCCGTTTGCCATATTATTCTCCTAAACTGAATCCCATGAATTAGTGTCATTATTCCAAAGATACTCTGATTCATCACTTAAATCAATACCTTTCCATTTATTATTTGACTCATCCCACACACAGGTTTTTCCTGAAGTTTCTGTTGGTCTTGAAACAGGTGAATCCCATTCACCATCAGAACCTCTAGTCCAACCAGGATGTGGTTGATCATGATAAAACATATCTAAACTTGAATCGTAATTCCAATGTCCACCACCACCAGGATAGTATCTTCTAAAATTTTTGTTATATGAACATTGTTTCCAAGATACACCGGCATTACCTGTTACGGAATCACTTGCAGATGTATTACCTATTAAATTTTGAACAAAAGTTTCTGCACCTGTAGATTGATCTCCACCGTTTGCATCAACATCATCATTACTAATAACAACGACTCTTAAAACTTTATTGTTGGAATCTAATTCAGCAAAGTGTGCCACTTTTTATGACCCTCCTTAACTTAATTCCTCGTAGTTGATAGTAATTGTTGCGTCAGAGTTTGCACCTGCGCCTGCTTCTATGTTATCACCTTCTTCAAGGTATATAGCAGTATTCTTATCAACTACAACTAATGTTGCATCGGCTGGCACTGAAATTGTGCTTGCAATCGCTATAGGTGATCCACCGCTTTTAGTTATGAAAACTGAAATATCTACTGCAGATGAACCATCAATATTTGCTATAATAATATTATTTACTTTAAAAACTTTTCCAGAAGCTGCTGCGTTTGCAAGAATCTCTGTTGTTAAAGTTGTATCTAAATTTGCTTGAACAGACTTTGCTGTTATCGTTGATACGTTTACTAAATTTGGTGCTGCCATAATTTATTCTCCTTGTGCTCCTTTTACCCGAAAACAATCGCCATTGCAATAGCTTTTCCAACTGTTGCCGCTGATTGTCCGTTTATTTGTACTTCACCTGTACCATCTGGTACTAAGTTAATATTACCGTTAGAAGTAGATACAATAGTATAGCCATTTACATCTAAATTTCCTCCAAGTTGAGGCGAAGTATCTTCGACAACATTACTTATACCTAATGCTATTTCTTTAATATCAGGATTTGTGCCATCGTTTGCTGCTGCAAAAACTATTTTATCGCTTTTATCTGTAGCTGAAAAAGTTACAGTTGAACCTGAACCAGATGCATATTTAAATTGAACTGTAAAAGAACCTGTTGTTGAATTTCTTAAAAAATAAAAAGTTTCGACATCTAATGGAATAGTTACAATTTGATTTCCTGTAATAGTTCCTGTGAACTCAATCATTCTGTATTGAGCTGTTCCTGTTGTATTACCATCAACGACAGTTAATGCAGTAGTTTGAGCACCACCTGCAATAGATACTTGTGAAAAGCCACCTGTGATTTGTTCAAACAGGCTTAAATTTGTATTTGTCTTAGTTCCCCATGTACCAGCGTTTTCGCCAGTTGCCATTAGTTCTATACCAAGAGGTGTATATGTTGATGCCATAAAATTTTTTCTCCTATGCTGCTACATCTGTATAGCTTGTATTTGA